TACAATGCCAAACAAATTTTGTAATGAATATTGTTTGGCAATTCATATTAAAATAACGGTCTTTTATTCCAATATATGGATAGATTTTTATCAATACCCAACATTTGAAAAAATCTTGAAATATCTAAATTTATTTTATGAGTAATAGTACCTTTAGACCAATTTGGGTCCATATCTAAAAAAAAATTTATTCTATTTGGATTTGACTCACCAAAATTTATCTTATGTATTGTGATTCTTATTGGGTCATCTCCCTCCCCAACTAATTCATCATTAATTTGAGGTATTAACACCTCATCAAGATATACCTGTAAGTATTTTTCAATTTTATTTACTTCCATTACTAAGAATTTGAAGATGATAGACCTAATTGTTTAGCATAACGACCAACATTACAAGACCAGTATCCTGCGGTTGTTCTATCTTTCTTTTGAGAACATTTATGAAGAGCTTTAAACAATTTTGTCTCTTTTTTGTTTTCGTTTACAACTTTTAAGTTAGGGTCTCCAAATGTTATTTTTTTAATACCACCTGTTTTACTCTTAACATAAACTGCAAATTTATTAGGTCCTCCTAATGTTCTATGAACTTTAGATTCAGATAAAATATCTTCTTCGGTTTCTGTTTCGTAGATATAAGGAGCGTCTAAATAGATATACTCTTTACCAACTTTAACTTTTTTACCTAAATCAGATTCAACCATTAAACAGTCTTCTTCATTTAGCTCAATTTTACCCTCATTATAAAGTTCTCTAACTTCATTAACTAAATCAAAATAATTTTCAGAATAAACCCTGAAAACATTATTAGTTAATGACAATCCATTATCCATATGATATTTTAATGAATCAGACACCTCAACATTTTCTTTTAATACTAAAGTTTTATCTAATTGTGTCTCTAAAGCCTCTTTAATTAACTCACGTAAATTCATTGTGTTTTTCTTTTTCAAATAAATAGTTTATATTTGCAGTATGAAAATATTAATATCCGTTTTTTTAATTATAATACGAATTGTTGTTGGACTAAAGATTATGTTTTGGTTAATTCAAGAACATAATTTCCCTGAACTACATTCAATATCTGATGTGGAATTTTATTTGGTGTTTTTAATATTTGATATTTGGATTTCAATATCAAATAGCGGTATTGAAATACCCAATAAAGATTAAGGTTTTAAAACCGCAATTACTTCAGGATAATCTTTATCCAATACTTGTTCATTTTTACCTTCATAAGGTATATTTTGAAGTACGTATCTAATTGCATTTAATCCCGAAACTCTTTTGTCTTCAGCATCAACAATAACCCATGGATTATTAACAGTTGATGTCTTATCAAATAATTTTTCTTTGAACTCTGTGAATCTATCCCAAAGGTCTTGCATTTTAGAATCGTTTGGAGAGTATTTCCAATATTTTAAGGGAGATTGTTGTCTGATATCAAATCTTCTTTTTTGAGTGTCCTTGTCAATTGAAAACCATAATTTAAAAAGGTAATCACCTTCTTTAACTAAGTCACTTTCAAATTTTTCAACGTTTTCCATAAAGTCTTCATATTCTTCAGGTGAACCATAACCCATAACAGGTTCAATTAACCCTCTATTATACCAACTTCTGTCAAATAAGTTAATCATACCAGGTTTAATTTGGTTTCTATATCTTCCCCACCAATCGGCTCTGTCTTCAGGTGTAGGTACACCTAATGCAATAATATTATAGTATCTTGGATTTAAATGTTCAACAAATTTTTTAATTGTTGACCCTTTACCTGCTGAGTCTCTACCTTCAAAAACAATAATAACAGTTTTACCTGTTTTCATTAACCATTCTTGAAGTTTTAATAACTCAACTTGCATTTCATAAAGTTCTTTTTTAAATACTTTTTTTGGTACAATAGAAGGCTCTTCAATTTCAAATTCGTAGTCTTCACTTTCAGGCTCTGAACCGTAACCAGTACGTTCTCTATATTTTAATGATGTGATAATTTTTCCAAAGTAATCTTGGACATTCTTTCGTTTATCACCTTTTTTTAGTAAAATTTTTCTTAACCCTCTTTCAAGTAATCCAAAATCAATAACTTGGTTTTTAGCAATATAACTAATATCCATTAACATATTTTCAATTGTTTTGTTGTATAATTTCAAATATCTTAAAATATCAACCGTTTTTCTTAAGTTAATATTCATTTGTTTTTTAGTTTCTTCATCTTCTTTGATGATTCCCATTACAGACTGAATTCTTTCTATTTCACTTAATAACTTCATTTAATGTGATTTTTATTATAAATACTTTATTGTGAAGAAGATGATAGGTCTGTATCGCCTAAAACGATATATTTGATGTTTAAGGTTACTGATGATGTTGTAAAATTAACAGTGAAATGTGTTGATGGTGTTATTGTATTAAAGTTACTTAAAGTAATTGTTGAATAATCCGATGAAGTGAACCAATAAATTGTGCTGAAAGGAATTGTTCCCGATAAATTTGTTGCCAACAAATATCCATCATCAATATAAACCTTACCATCTCCATTAATGTCACCAGCTCTCATTTTAGGACCTGTGGTTAACACTAAACCTGGTGTTAATACTGGTGGAACACTTACATTTTTTGCTTCATCTAAAAGGATGGTTAAGTCCGTTGTTGTTAATGTTGGTGAATATAATGGAACCACTTTGTAAGTTATGTTATATTGGGTTGGATTCAAAGTGTATGTCCCTGTCGTACCTACAGTAACGGTTTGAATTAATGTTTCAACACCACCAATTACGGAATAAAGTTTAACTGTTGGTCTAACAGATAATCCTGTTGGGATTGATATTGTACCACTTATTGTTTCAGAAATGATTGTTACGGTACCTGATGATGAATATGCAAACCCACAAGTTCCACTTGTTAACTGAGTTCTAAATAAAGTTTTAACCGCAACATTGGTGTAACTATGACTTGTAGTTGTGTTTGAAATGTCAGTCCATGTGATACCATCATTTATTGAACGTTGCCATTTAACAATGGTACCACTATGACTTGATAATGATAATGTCCCTGAATTTGTTGTACTTGAATGTGTACTAGACGAAACCGAACCACCAACAGGAGGCGTTCCTGAAGTTACAGTAATTGTTTTAGATGATGACATAACCGAACTACCGCAACTAGGGGTTTGAACCTCAACTCTATAATAATAAGTTCCTGAACTTGAAATTGTTTCTGTTAAACTTGTTGTTGTGTTTGATATGTCAGTCCAATTTACATTATCAGTTGAGCGTTGCCATTTATTAACATTACCTTGTTGTCCTGATAAAATTAACTCTACTTGACCTCCAGCACAAATTGAATTGTTTGTGGCAAAAACACTACCTGATTTAGTTGGTTTAACCGATAGATACACACTTGATGATGCCAACGATGAGCAACCAACAGGACTTGATGAATTTACAATTGCGCGATAATAAGTTGTTTTAGTGATATTAGTTAAAGTAATACTTGTTGATGTGCTTGAAATTGTTGTACCTGCAGTAAAGAAGTTATCAAAAGATGATTCCCATCTAACAACACTTCCTGTAAGGTTGTTTAATGTTAAAGTTGTACTGTTAGAACCTGAACATACGTTTGTGTCTCCGCCACTTATTGTTCCGCTTGAACCATTACCAACGGTAACCTGTCTTGTAAAGATTGTAACACTCGAAGTTAAGTCATTTGGCATATCACCATATTCACATATGTAACCACCTAACGTACTATTTGCCAAGTCATTCCATTGTCCGTTATTTGACGAATAAAATTGTCCATAATATTCGGTAGTACCGTTTGGTTCACCACCCGCCCATTTGGCGTACATACCACTTACCGTTACGGGTGAATTATTACTATTTGAAAAATTCTGACCCTTTTCAGGACCAGTAACCCAATGCCATTTACCTTCCGCAGCAGATTGGTTGGCATAAAATGTTGACCCTTTTGCGGTATTAATATAATTCACGTCATCTGACGCTCCAAACCAAGCATCACTTGACATTAACTTCCATATAAAGTTATTTTCTGCTTCAGATAATATAGTTGCCAAATAACCCGCTCTACCAAAATAAGATTTTGCAGATGATACATTATACGCATTAGTCCATGATGTACTACCTGAAACATATTCATAATAATGTTCTGTTAAAGGGTTATAATAAACAGTACCTGCAACAAATGTAACTCTTCTAAGGTTTGCATAACAAGTTATTGATGTTGATTTAAATCTAACGGTTCTTAAAAGTGTTTGCCAATTTGCCGCAGTTGTGGTACCACTAAAACTTAAAATACCTGTTGTTGAATTCCATGATTGAGTAATTCCTGTTGGTAAAGTCCCTGTATAGTCTAACACATCACCTGATGTATATGTTTGAGAGATTTGAACTCTAAAACCTGTAATATTACCATTTGATGTAATTGTTAAATTGGGGTCTACAGTTGTTGCGGTATTATAAGTTGCCGACAAATTTGAGGAGGTACCACCTAAAGTTACACTTGTTGCTTGTCCCACACATAATGACGGAAATAAAAATAACGTTATTAATATTAAAAAAAAGTTTCTCATAAATTAATCTTTGACCCAATTAAAAAGAATGAAAGAATCGGAAAATCAGGATTTGTACTCATGTTTAGTTTATAGTTCATATTAACTTTAAATCTTTTTGAAATTTGATAATCAACACCTGTACCAATAAACGCACTAAATGTTCTATCCGAAACACTAACTTTATCAACTGATGAATATATTAAAGGCGTTGAAATAACATATAGTTCGGGTGATAAAATCAGTCTTTTACCAACTTTAAATGGTTTTGTATAGAATGCGGTGGCCGATGGACTCATAAATAAATTTTCATCGTCAGGTGTTTTTGTTACTGCACCACTAATGTTAATTCCAGTTACACCCCATTTACCCGCATTTAATATTGCACTATAACCTAAAAACCCTAAAGTATTTCCATAAGAATATACCCCCGTTAAATTAACATTATGTATTAATTTTAACTTATGGTCTTTACTGTAATGTATTTTAGTGTATCTACCTGTTAACGCAAATTGTTTAAAGTTAAACCAAATCATTGAATTTACACCCCAACTTGAGCTACCTGTCATAGACGATTGTGACATCCCAACATTTATAATTCCTGTGTAACTTCGGTCTAAATTTTGAGCGTTTGTTAAATCAGACGATATAATAACAGGATTAGTTCTTCCACCTTTTTTACTACCACCAGTTCCTTTATCGTTATTGGCATCTGTTGTCATAGTTACCGCACCTACTACTTCACTCCCTTCAGTTTTTGTCGTATTACTTCCACTACCTTGACCACCTGATTGACCACCTGCTTGACCACCTGCTTGACCACCTGTTTGAGTTGTTGAAGAGTTTGAGCCGCCACTTGTTTGACCGTTTCCTTGTCCATTTCCTTGAGTTGACGGAGACCCTGACCCAGACCCATTTTGAGAAGACCCAGAGTTGTTAGACCCGTTTCCTCCCGAGCTTGAACCAGAATTAGTTGTATTGGATGAAGAATTCGTTGTTGTATTGGATGAAGAATTCGTTGTTGTATTTGTTGTTGTATTATTATTAGAATTTGTCTGATTTCCTCCACCAGTATTATTAGACCCATTACCACCATTATTATTAGAGGTAGTATTAGAACCACCATTAGTATTGTTTTTACCATTTTTTGATTTTTTATTATCTTTTGAATTATTGTTTTTTCCTGCAGCGTCACTACCATCCGTATTTGTGTTTGATTCAGATTTTGCTTGACTCATAATACTACCAACAACACTTTGAATTGTACTACCAATAATTTGTGATGTTATTTGATTTTGAGTTACTCTTGCTTGTTGTACTCCGCAAGGCGATACTTTTCGGTAATCAGCATATGACTGATTAACCCATGAGGCGAATACACCGCTAGCTACATCGTTAGATGTGAAATATCTTTGTTGTCCCAAGAAAAATATTGTAGTACCCCCACCACTTTGGATAGGGATACTAAAATATGTTACGTCTTTTGTACACGGGTCAATGAATGTATAAGTTAATGATTGTCCAATAACCTTCAAACTTGTGAATAACACAAATAATAAAATTAAAATTGGTTTTAACTTTTTCATTTTAGTGGTTAAAAATTTGTTTCTTTATCATTCTTGTCACAATTTTGGAACAAGCACTTTCTAATGCTTTTTTTGTTGTAATACCAATTGTTGATTGATTGAATTTAACGTCAGATAAGTTTTCATCACTTAATAATGTCATTTCTCTAACGGTTGATGCTTCACCTAAACCAGATGCTGTAAAGTACGCTCCAGTCTCAGCATCAACAAACTTAACTTGTAAACCCAAACGAGTTGTTAAAGTGTTTTTAACACCATCCGCAAGTTTAACAGTTTCATCTTCACTTATACTAAAATCGTATACTTCAATGTAAACAAAATAATGAGCTAATCTGATTTTACCTCTACCGTTTAACGTGTCTTGAGAAATACCAGATTGAGATGCCTGGAATTGCTTAACCATTCTATTCTTGATTTCTGTTTTATCTTCAGTAAAAATAAAACGGTCGGTAAATTCCAAATATTCAACAACAATGTTTGTTAAACCAAGTCCAACTCTTTTGTCTTTTAACTCAGGAAATGAAGCATATAATTCTTCACTGACTCCAATGTTTAATAACTGAATTGGAATCGGAGTCCCATGGTACTCAGGTAGAGTATCCATGGAAGCCGATTTTTCAAATGATGCTTTATATTGTTCTGTCTTAACAGTACCAACTTGAGCGTATACCCCAATTGTCATTAAACTTAATAATGTTGATATTAATATTTTTTTCATGTTATTCTTCAATTGGTTTAATAAGTCCACAAACTAGACACTCTTCGTCACCATCACCATCTTGGTCACCCCAAACGTGTTGACAATTTCTATGAGGGAAATATTCATCAATATCACCATCACCGTCTAAGTCATAACCATCCATAACACCATCACCATCTTCGTCAATTTCTACTTTAACTTGAGGTGTAACTGATGTTGGTGAACTTGGTGGTACACTAGGAGGAATGTCTGCAGTGTTTGATAATGACGTACCGTCTTCTTCATCCATTTTTTGAACTAACATTTTATCTTTGTCGGTATCACTGAACCAATAGTCAATGATTTTTCCGTATGAACCAATAAATGCCCCTAACAATAAAAGAAGTAATTCTTTCCATTCTGTAGACATTGGGGTTTTACCCATAATTGCCAAAAATATGCCAAGTATAATAATCATAAAACCACCAAGTACCATTGCAGTAATGAACCATCTTCGTCTCATCATTGCATTTAAAAGTTCTTTAAATCCTGTTGGTTGTTGATTGTTTACCATTTTGGTTCTTCTTTTGTAAATTCGTCTTTTGGTTTAGGTTGTTCTGCAGGTTTTTGTGCAGGTGCCGCTGCAGGTGCTGCTTCTTTTATGATTATTGTTTTTCCACCACCAGCAGATTGTTGTTGTTGCTGAGTGTTGTTAATGTTAATCACAGGTGCTGCTTGTTGAACAGGTGTTGCTGGGGCTTCTTCGTGACCACCAAATAATTGGGTGCTTAACCATACACCACCACCAGCAATAACAGTTGTTAATGTTGCAATGATTGTTTTTTTAAGACCTGACCATGTTCCGTCATTTGTTTCTACGTTTTGTTCTTCTGACATTTTTTTAAAATTTAATAAAAGGTTTAGTTATTTGTTTATTATATCCCGATAAAACCAACAAATAATTTCCTTGAGGTAGTTCAGGTTGTGTCACAGTTTTTGTAATTTTTGTGACATTACCTACCGATTCAACCTCTCCTAAGTTAATTATTAGTTTACCTTGATAATCATAAATAGATGCGTTCATAATTGTGTTCGGTAGTAAATCCAAATCAATTTTAAACTCACCTTTATTCGGATTAGGATAAAGGTTTACTGTTGGCTCTGTGATAATGTTTGTTGTTTGTGCTCTTTTATATAACATCACAACTCTTTGTGATACTAACACAATATTAAAATGGTCTCCTTCTTTATCTGAAGCATCCATTAACTTTCTAATAACAACATCTGTTTTAATGTCTTCTGTTGCAACTTTGGCTGAAAATTTAAGTTTAAAAGGGGTCACTACTCCCTGTAGTGACCCATTTTTTTGATTATTCATTGCTCCAAATCTAACAATACCTTTCACATCATCATGTGTAACATATTGTAACCACGGACCTTGTAAATTTGAAACTATCTCTTCAAAATTAACTTTATTTACATCGTATTTAACTTCAAACTGTAAACCGTTATTTTTATCACCATTTGTATTAATATTAAATGGTACATACATTGGTTGTCCTACAGAATATACATCAGGAATATTTACATCATATTGACCTTTGTAAATTGCTGCGAATATTTCAGTTGTCCCAACAAATACAGGTGATGAGTGTGTTCTATCAACGTCACCTAAAATAAAGTATTTAATGTCTAATGTTAAGTTGGTTAATCCAACACTATCGTAAATGTATTTTCCTCTATCAGAATAAGTTGTCCAATCAACCCATTGGTTACTTCCTAATACAAGAGAATCATATTCATTTTTACTAAACACATTTATTAATTTTGAAGTATCAATTGGTTTTAAACCTGAAACCGATGCGTAGATTCCATAAGGGTCTCCACCATCAAATTTGGTGTTTAAATTGATGTCTCCAATTAGTAATCCTAAACCATGTTTTAGATAAGTTTTACCGTAATTTTGACTTACATCTGTGTTAACATATTCATTATACGCTTTAATTGCGTCTGAAATAGTTACAGCGTAGTCTCTCATGTTTGATAAACTATCTTGAGGAAACCTAACTTCAATTTTGTATTTAGTGTTTTCATCAATATTAATTAATGTATAACTACCACTTATACTTGGTACTGTTTGTGAAACCAAAACACCTGTGTTTTTTTCATAACAATAGATTGTAGGAAGAAGTCCTGTTGTTATTGTTGTTGGAAACCAAACTTTACCAGAGATTGTTAAGTTACCTAACAATTTAATTGCTTGTTTTTGGTAGGATAAACTTGCTACGTTATCACCTATTGTAGTTCCATCCACTTTAAACATTCTTGACCAGTTTACTGTAATTGAGTCTGATACGTAGTTTGGGTTTACATTATTTATGATAAATTTGTTGTGGATAAGGTAACCGTTAGATGAGAATGCCGAAGAACTACCTAAAGCAAATATTAAGTAGTTACGACCAATAGACCAACTGGTATCAGAAACGTAGTTGTAAGTTCCAGTACCTGAACTATAAGAACTATACTTGTAATTGTCCCATTTTTGGAAGTTTATGGTTGGAGAGTTACTTGTGTAACCCGCGTCAACCGTTGTTGAAATGTGCGTAAATAGGGTTTTCTTAAACTGAAAATCAACTTGAAAAGTTCTGACATCAACCCCTGATGCTGGTTTATAATACCATGCAACATCTATTGTGTCCCCTCTTCTTACTGTTTTTAGTTGTTCAAAATGACCTATTTCGGGTGTTTGTGCATATCCTATCACACTTAGAAGTATAACGGATACCGCCGAAATCAGTTTTTTCATTTTTTGAATAGATTAAGGATTAATGTCTCAGAGGACTTTTTTATAACATTGGAGACTGAGGTCTGGTTGATACCGCCGCCTTCAGATATTATTAGGGTTGACATGGAAATCTCAGAAGATTTTCCAACAGAAACAAATTCTTTTATTTTTTTGCCGTCTTTGTTGTACAAATAACCTTTAACTCTCAATATAGTTTCATTATCACTTTTGTGAAAAACTGAGAATCCTGAATTTGTCTCCAATACGTCAAAATACAACAATTCAACCTTGATAGAGTAATCGGCGTCTTTTGCTGAGTCAGTAACATCGTAGTTTAATTCCTGTAAGTTTTCTAAAAGAATGTTTTTAAATCCAAAGACTAAATTTCTGTTTTTAGCCAAAGTCCCAATTTCAATTTTATTTTCAATTGATTGAATAAAAACTTTTTTTGGGGTTTCTTGAGTTGTGAAAGATGCAAATAGCGCAATGGCCAGCATCAAAACGAGTAATTTTTTCATTTTAATAGTATCTTGGTATACATAAATACTTCAAAACACGCACTTTAAAGGTATTTATAATAAAATAAACTACTATGTTACTAAAAATTGGGTCTAAAGGAGAAGACGTAAAAAAACTCCAATCAAAGTTAGGTCTCGGTGCAGATGGTATCTTTGGTGCAGGTACTGCCGCTGCGGTTAAAAAATGGCAGACTGAACATGGGTTAGGAGCTGACGGAATTGTTGGTGAAGGAACTTGGGGTAAAATGTTTGGTGGTGAAGTTATTAAAGAAGATAAAATCATAATCCCAACAGTTGTAAGTATTTCTTCAGTTGGTGGGTTAAAGATTGATAAACTAAAAGGTCACATACCTGACTCAGTCATTGCTCAAATTCCTGAGACAGCGGCAAAATTTAACATTACTAATAACTTAAGATTAGCTCATTTCTTGGCTCAATGTGGTCACGAATCAGGTGGATTTAAAGCTGTTAGTGAAAACGTTAATTATTCCGCAGCAGGTCTTAAAGGTATTTTTGGAAAATACTTTCCAGGTAATTTAGCTGAATCATATGCACGTCAACCACAAAAAATTGCAAGTAGAGTTTATGGTGGAAGAATGGGTAATGGTCCTGAAGCAACAGGGGAAGGATACAAATTTAGAGGCAGAGGATATATTCAATTGACTGGTAAACAAAATTACACTAACTTTGCAAAGTTCATTGGTGAAGATACTGTAAGTAATCCTGATTTAGTTGCAACCAAATATCCTTTGGCTTCCGCAGCGTTTTTCTTTGATTCAAACAAACTTTGGTCAATATGCGATAAAGGTGCGGATAACGCAACTGTAACCGCAGTAACCAAAAGAGTTAATGGTGGAACAATCGGATTGGCAGACAGAATTAAACATTTTAACGAATACTATAAATTATTATCATAATGCAAGAATCAGAACCATTAATCTATAATAGTGAATTTTTACCAAGTGTACAAATTGCTGTAGTTTTTGAGGAAGACCCTCAATATGAAGACTTAAGACAATTCTTTCAGGACTATGGATATGGGTTTATGGTTCCTGGTAAAAATTTGGTAATTATTGACGGGGAGCAATTGGTTAGTGGTCTTGGTAGTGAGGTTTTAAAATTCATTGAGGCTCATGAGATTTCTCATATTATAATGGGTCACGATGGACCAAGAAGTGAAGATGATGAAATAGATGCCGATTTAGGTGCTTATATTTTACTATCACAATCAGGTAAAACTGACTCAATTAAGACGTTATTAAAACAATTCAAGAATAGACACGGGATAAAGTTTAACGAAAAATTATTAGATAGAGTAAAAAAATACTTTTCTTGATACCCTGAGTTGGAATTTTTTTAATATTTCGTATATTTATTTATACATCGCTCCTCGGAGTGTTCTCATATATCCCTTTTCCAAAAGACCCGTGAAATTTATTTTGACGGGTCTTATTTTTTTACTATATTTGTGGTCTAAATATAAACAATATGGCATCAACAAGTAAACATCACGGAGACGTAGCAATTTGGATTGAAAAAGTTATTAACTCTTGCGAAACACCCTTACAAGAAATAGCTGCGAGAAAATTAACTCAACAATTTGAAATTCAATATAGAGATATTGACCGTGAATTAAATTTTTCTCTTAGTAAAAAATTAAGAGCAGCACTTGATAATAAATTTTATAGTAGAATAGACAAATTAGTAGAAAAAATTTCAAACCCCGAATAATATGGAGATAAAATTTGCAGATAGTTTTGGAGATAGTCTCAAAACTCTGATTAGACACAATACATGGTGGTACAAGACATACGAATTATTTCGTTATGATATTCCACGATTCGTTAAAAATATTTGGCGATTTAGAAAACCTTTATGGAATCACTATTGGTTTGACCATCATGGGACTTTAACATTCCTTGAGGTTGGATTAACACATATGTCAGATAATGTTGAAAAACGTGGCAATGAAGTTGATGAACCTAGATTAAAAAAAGTGGCTGTAATGCGTAGAGCGATTGAACTAATCAAAAACTACAATGAGGACAACTACATTGACATGGCAGAAAAAGAACTTGGAAAATTAATGATTCACGATTGGGAGTTTGAAGAAGTTCCTGATAAACCAGGTTATTCTCAATTGGTGGATAATAACACTGATGAAGAAAAAAAACACAATAAAAAAGTGTTTGATAGAGCTCGTGAAATTGAAAAACAAGAATGGTCTGAATTATTTGTAATATTAAAAGGACAAGATTACACAAAATTTGATAAAGACATTGATTGGGATAAACAATTTGATGGTTCAGGGATAAAAGGATGGTGGGATTGATGGACTTTTTTGTTCTTTCGTATATTTATATAGAAATATGTAAATATGCCAAGAAAAAAACACAACATTCATTACATCTATATAACAACTTGTAAAATAACTAAAAGATATTATATTGGAATACATTCTACATCAAACATCAATGACGGTTATTTGGGTAGTGGAAAAATACTAAGAAATTCCATCAGGAAATATGGAAAAGAAAATCATATTAAAAAAATACTTGAATTTTTTCCCAATAGAGAAGATTGTGAAAAAAATGAAACTTTATTAATTAATGAAAAAATAGGTGATAATTTTTGTATAAATTTAACAAGTGGAGGTAAAGGATTTAGAATGAACCACACTGAAGAAACCAAAATAAAAATTTCTAACACATTATCAAATAAAACATATGTTCAAATTCACGGAGAAAATAATGCAGAATTAGAAAGAGAAAAAAGAAAAAAAGGAGCATTAATACAATGGAAGAATACGGATGTTGAAATAAGAAAAATAATAAGTAATAAAATATCAAACACATTAAAAGAATATTTTAAAAAAAATCCAAAATCAAAATTGTTAAAAAAACATAAATGCCCCTATTGTGATACGATTGGAAGTGGTAATTCAATGTTTAGATGGCATTTTGATAATTGTAAAAAAAATACTATATTTGTACCATGAAAATTGTATTCATCAGCGACACACACGGAAAACACGAAATCTTGACAAGCAAGGGGTATAACAACATCTTGGGTGAGGGAGATATTATTGTTCACGCGGGAGATTGTACCAACGTTGGTAAAACTCACGAAGTTAAACAATTCTTAGATTGGTTTTCTAACACTCCATTCACACATAAAGTATTCATTGCGGGTAACCACGATTGGGGATTTGAAACCAACCATGACATCGCACCTGAATACAAAGAAAAAGGAGTTCATTATCTTTTTGACAATATGGTTGAAATTGATGGTGTAAAAATCTACGGAAGTCCATGGCAACCTGAATTTTATGATTGGGCATTCAACCTACCAAGAGGGGAGAAACTCGCTGAGAAGTGGGCACAAATTCCTGATGGTCTTGATATCTTGGTTACTCATGGTCCCGCACACGGAATGGTTGACCATACAATTGATGGTCGAAATGTTGGTTGTAAGGACTTGTTTGATAGAATTATGGGAGTTCAACCAAAAATCCATGTTTGTGGTCACATCCATTGGGCTTATGGTCAAAAAACATTTCATGGTGTTGAGTTCTTAAACGCAAGTACCTTGAATGAAAGGTACCAATATGAGAACAAACCAATTGTAATTGAGTACAACCCTGAAACAAAGGAGATTGATTATGTCTAAAGAATTATGTGATTGTGGGAAAATGTCTGTTTGGGTTTGATTTCTCTGATGAAGAATAAATTAAAGGTGATAAGAAATTATCACCTTTTTTTATATTTATAATCATGGCAGCAGAACAAAGTCAATTTTCAAAAATATCAAAAAAACAATTATTCTTCATTGCGGAAAAGTTAATTGATGCTGGATTCCCAACAGATAACCCATATAACGATTACGAAGAACATTTTAAAGAATTAGAAAATATTGGAAAATATTTTAATATGAATGTTGTTGATGAAGATGTTCAATTCTTTGCAAAATTCATTTACATTAACGACGGTATTATTGCCAAAATTATGGGAAAAAGTGATATATTATCATATGAAGACCTTATAATACCTGTTGCAAAAACTTACAATTTAGATTATAGTGTTTGGGGTTCATGTTCTTATGAAGAATATCTTACACAATCTTTTGATTCTTACGATGAGGATTGGGTTATAGATTCTGTAAATCAACAGAGAGAAGACGGTAATTGGGATTTATACGATGGTCGTAATCGTGGTGAAACCACTTACGATAATTTTGAGGAAAGTGACCATAGTTTTGATAGGGTATATGAGGTTAACGATAACAAAATCAAAGAATCATTATTAGACCGACTTGTTCTTGAAAACACTTCAGAGGTTGTTTCATCATTAGACAAACAAACCTTATTAAAATTAAAACAGATTATTGAATCAAGACTTAGGTCTCTTTGATTTTACCACTTTTTTAGCGTCGTTAGCTAAATCACCCAAAGTTTTTTTCTTATCAGATACAGGAGTATCAAATCCCTTTTTCCATTTATGTTCAACAGATACAGGACCATTTGTTGTTATCTTTGAATCATACTTCCAAATAGAAGTACATTGTTCAGTTTCATATACAACCTCCCATTTTGTAGGTTTATCAGGATTTACTTGTTTTGCCATAAAGCAAAGATAATAAAAATTATTTAAAATAAAAATCCCCACCTTTTGAGTGGGGATTAGTAAGTTACTCTTCGTCTTCTTTGTTACCCTTTGTCAGATTGATGAATTTATCAACTGATGCAATACCAAAACATGCAATTGTGATAAATTTAAAAGAGTCAAAAATAAACTCATTAATTAATAGTGGTTTATTCATTGCACCTGTTACGATGTCAACTACTGCGAAAATACACATCATTGTAAATGCCATAAATCCGATAACCGCCTTTTCATTAATTGAGTTGTTGTCGTTAAATAAGTTGTTAAAAAATTTTTTCATAGTATCTTGGTTTTATACTAATAAATATCTCCTAAAGTATTAATCCGTCATTCTTAGAATGGTGGATTTGCAGGTGGTGTGAATGGTTTAACACTTGTTTGTGTTACAACATTATTGTTTGTTACAGTTTGTGTCCCTGAACTATCCGTTGTTACCGCAGCTCCTAACATTAAGTATTTAGTGTTTCCTAATGATGTAAGAGGACCTCTTGGATTAACTTGAGTTGTTAAACTTGAATTATACACCGCAGTTCCAATAGTCATTCTCATATTAGTCCAATAACCTGGCCAATATCCACCATAGTATCTACCAATAGTGTCGGTTGCGGTGTTGTAATTAAGTGTATCTGTTGATGTAGCCGTACATCTTACTCCATCAATATAAACCGCATTCTATAACTAAAATTTGCTATTGAAGTGCCCGTGTTTGTTAGAGTATATTTGCTACATGCCATCGTATTACTATTTTTTAACAAATACTACGATTTATTCTAATTTTTTAAATTCATTTTTATTTTTTATATTATTGTTGGTTGTGCCACAAATGTACCTCCACTTAAGAATGTTACCTTTTGACTATTATCCGCCGCGTCTATTACAACATTCACAGGAATATTGGTATAAAATATTGGATTTCCTCCTGTACCGCTAGAAAAAGTTAAGTTTCCTGTAAATCCAGTGAATGTGAAATTATTGTTTTCACAATGACCTGAAGCGTCTAAATCTGCAAATACAGAACCCGTCATTCCGTAAGACACTTTATTATTAACAAAATAATCTTGAACTTGGTTGTCACTAAATTCGTCAGCAATACTATTATCATAGAAATATTCACCGATATTGTTATTATGGAAACCATTTCCAATTACGTTACCTCTATAGTTTCCACCTCCGAAACCAAAATCATTT